TTAAACCACATTTATTTGCTATTGCTTCAAATGGATTAAAAAAAAATTTTGAAGCAACCTTAGATTTTTTTGTGAAAGGAAGTAATGGAACGTCTACTACAAGCGATCAAACAAAAACTAAAAGATCATAAACAAGAATTAAGTAATAATCTATTATCTAAAGGTGTAGAAAATTTACCTGAATTTAAACGTGTCTATGGATATGGACAAGGTTTAGATAAATCATTACAAATAATTAATGAATTAATTGAAAAATATAAAACAGGAGAAATAGAAGATGATACATAATGATATATGGGCAACTGATAATGATATACCTACACCAGAAAAAATACCTCAACCAGTAGGTTATAGAATATTAATCAGACCTAGAGGAGTAATAGAAAAAACAAAAGGTGGTATTATATTGACTGATTCGAATAAAGATAATCAATCTTATTTAAATAGTGTAGGTCAAATAATAGCAATGGGATCAGAATGTTATAGTGATAGAAAACAACCCTGGTGTAAAGTAGATGATTGGGTTATTTTTGGTAGATATGCGGGTGCAAGAATTTCTGTACAAAAGGTCAAAATGCTGTTATTAAATGATGATGAGATTATTGCAACTCTGGAAAATCCAGATATAATAACTCAACAATTATAATAAACATTAACATAAGTTAATGCCAACATAGGAGATACTATGCCAGAGAATGAAAAAGAAAAAAAAGAATTAGAAGTAAAACTTGATGATGTTGTAGAAGGACAAGAGGTAGAGGTACCTTTAAATCCATTAGAAAAGTTACAACAAGAACAAGAAAAACCTTCTAATGAAAGTGAAAAAGAAGAAGATAAACGAACATATAAAAAAGAAAAAGATCATGGAACTGATATATCTTATGAAAATGAAGTAAAATATGATGTAGAAACTAAACCTATTGAAAAAACACCTTCATATTCAGAGGATCTACCTTATTCTGTTAAAGTTCGTAAAAGAATTCAGAAAGAAGTAGCAAAAAGAGCAGATGCTGAACAAAGAATAGTTGATTTAGAACAAAAAATAAATTCTATGGAAAAAAGAACTTTTGATATGGCTAATAAATCACTTTCTAATCAAGCTACTGCAGTATCAAATGAACTTAAATCAGCAATTGAAGAAGGAAATACAGATAAACAAGTAAAATTGTATGAAAATCTTGCTGAAATTAGAAGTCAAATAACAAAAACTGAAGATTATGCTGCTAGAGTACCTAAAGTTAAGGAGAAAAAAGATAAAGCTCCACCTTTAGCTTCTGAATGGGTAAAAGAAAATTCACAATGGTTTAATAAACCGGGTTACAGAAAAGAAACTGCAATGGCTTATGGAATTGATGCTGAATTAACTGAAGAAGGTTGGGATGTGCATGATCCTGGTTATTATGATGAGATAACTAAAAGATTAAAAGCAAGTGGTCTTAATTATTTTAATAAAACAGAAGAAAACACTTCCAAAAGTAATCAAAATGTAGTACAAAAAACTAACAGAGTGCAATCTCCGGTTGCTGGAGTTTCTCGTAAAAAAGGAACCAGTAGTAATAGAGTTAAGCTCACAGGTGATGATCTTGCCACTGCTAAAACCTTTGGTATTAACATTAACGATGATGCAGCACTAAAACGATTTGCTAAAGAAGTAAAAGACTTTAGTGATTCAAATACAGGAACACGGTAAAGGAGCCTGACATGAATAAAACAAATAAAATAAACAATGAAACTAGAGTAGAAAAATCTGCAACAGTTTCAAAATGGCGACCTAGTAACTTATTAGAAGCGCCTGAAGCAAGACCTGGCATGAAACAAAGATGGATTGCCACTATGGTCTTGGGACAGGAAACGCCGACAAATGTAGCTAAACGATTGAGAGAAGGTTGGCAACCAAGAGACATTAAAACTGTCAAAGATGGCCAACATTTTCCTACGATAGAACATGGCAAATTTGCGGGATATATAGGTATAGAAGGAATGGTACTCTGTGAAATGCCAGAAGAAATGGTAAATGAACGTAATGAATATTACGCAAAAATGACTGAAAGTTTAATGACTTCAGTTGCTCAAGATATGAATAGAGTAGAATCACCCGGACAACCCATACAAAGGTCTTATAAAAGTTCTGTTACTAGAGGCGGCTTTAAAGAGTAACAAACTAACTATGGAGACAAATAACTATGGCAAACGTAGATGCACCTAACGGTTTTACACCGTTAAGACATTTAACAGGCGGTGTTATTCGTGCTAATGAATATGCTATTGCAAACAGCTATGCAGCTAATCTTGCAAGTGGCGATATTGTTGCACTTCATACCGATGGTACAATTATCAGAGGAACAGCGGGCGGAGTAGTGCTCGGAGTTTTTTATGGTGTTGAATACATCGAGAATGACACAGGCGATGTTAAATTTAAGAAAGTTTGGAACAATGCAACAACTGCTAAATCGGGTGACCCGATTAAAGCATATGTGTATGATGATCCAAATATAACATACAAGATTCAATGTAATGGAACTTTCGCAAACGCAAATGTTGGCGAATTAGCAAATATTACTATTGGAACTTTTAATTCAACCTACGGACATTCAACTGACGAATTGGATATCTCAACTCTTGCAGCAACTGCAAAATCATTGAGAATCCTTCGTTTAATTGATTATCCTAAAAATGCAGTTGGCGCTGATGCTGATGTAGAAGTAGTAATTAATCTATCTCTATATGGTACTCGTCAAGCTGGTATTTAACCTTAACAATAGGAGTTAAAAAATGGCTTTAAATAGAGCACTTTTTACCAAACAGCTCAATCTAGGTTTAAATACCGTGTTTGGTATGGAATATGATAGATATCCAGAACAATGGAGAGCTTTATATTCTACAGAGCAATCAATGAAAGCATTCGAAGAAGATGTACAAATGATCGGCTTCGGAGCTGCACCAACAAAAGCTGAAGGGGCTATGATCAATTATGATTCTGGTCGAGAAGGCTTTGTTTCTAGGTATGTGCATGAAACTGTCGCTTTAGCATTCGCAATAACTGAAGAAGCTGAAGAAGATGGCTTGTACGGTTCTCTAGGCGCTAAATACGCAAGAGCACTAGCAAGATCAATGCAACAAACTAAAGAAATAAAAGGCGCAAATGTTTTCAATAACGCAACTGGCACATCGGTTGGTGGAGACGGAGTAGCATTATTAAATGGTTCTCATCCACTAGGTGGTGGCGGTACTGCTTCTAACATATTAGCAACACCTGCAGATTTATCTGAAACGTCCTTAGAGACACTTTTAGTTCAAATCTCAACAGCTGTTGATGACAGAAGTATACCTGTTGCTTTATCAGGAAGAAAACTTGCGGTTCCACCTCAATTGGTGTTTATTGCAGAAAGAATCCTTAAGTCTAATTTAAGACCGGGAACTGCTGATAATGACATCAATGCACTTAGAAATATGGGTATGATCCCTGAAGGTGTTGTAGTAAATCAAAGATTTACTGACCCTGATCAATACTTCATATTAACTGATTGCCCAGATGGAATGAAACACTTCCTTAGATCACCAATCAAAAAAGCTGTAGAAGGCGATTTTGAAACTGGTAATTTAAGATACAAAGTTAGAGAAAGATATTCTTTCGGTTTTACTGACTGGAGAGGTGTATACGGTTCCGAAGGAGCTGCGTAATAACTAATCAATACTAGGCGCTTCGGCGCCTAGTAACAACCCAAACGACTGCGCAAGCAGACTATTTTTTAAAGGAGGATAGACTTATGGGAAAAACAACATTTTCGGGTCCGGTATTAGCTGGTAGTATTAATGAAACTACTGGTAGCACTTTAGGCTCGAATGTAAAAAACACTGGCTATGTAACAATGGCACAAGGTAAAGATGTTACAATTACTGGAGCAACAGCAAATACAAATGTTGCTGTAATTCCAGCTAATTCACAAATTTTATTTGTGCATGTAGATGTTACTGAAGTATCAAATGATACAAATGCTGCAACTTTTTCAGTTGGAAATGCTTCGAATGCTACAGCATTCACTGCTGCTGCAAACTGTAAAGCTTTAGGAAGAACATCACAATCTTCTGCAGCTTTAGGTTTAATGGCAAACGTTGGAGCTTCTGATATTAAAGTAGTAGGTGTATTTACTGGTACAGATGGCGATGGTAATACAGGAGCTATAACAACTTCTGTGACTTATCTTCAAGATAATGGCTTACAAAGAACATTTACAATAGCTTAATAATAATTTAGGGGGCCTTCGGGCCTCCTTTTATTGGAGGATTATGGAATTAAATTTAGATTTTTTATATGAACCAGCTAAAGCTTTAAAAAATGTTTTTGATGATAAAGATGATGAATTAATTAAAGTTAAAGATACAGAAGTAACTGAATTAAAAGATGATGATAAAGAAACTGATATAGCAACAAAAGCAGTATTAGAAACAGGTGGTGATGCTAGAGAGGCTGAAAGAATTCATCAAAAAGATGAAGGAGTTATTACTACAAAAGATAAAGAAAAAGAAAAAGAAAAAGATGACGAAGAATCATTAGAAGAAAAATTACAAAATATAGAAAAAGTAATAGAGACATTTAGTGGAGGAGCTACAGTAATAGATAGTGGTCAATCTATAGGACAAGCACCAAGTGTAAATCTAAATCAACAACCATTAGATTTAGGAACTACTCAAGCTAAAGCTTATCAAGCAGAATACTTAAAACCAAGCACTGTTCATGATGACAGAATTGCTTTACTATATGAGAACTTAAAAAAATATAATTTAATATAGGAGAAATTATGGCAGGATCAGATATATTTGCAGCTAGTGTAAATAAAGCAGGGTTATCTAATACATCTTCAAATGTTGCCACTACTGTTACTTTATTTGGAGGACCAATGAGATTAAAAGGTTTTATTATTGAACCTTCTGATTCTCCAGGTGTTCTTACTTGGAAAGATGGTGGAACAGACATATTTGAGATTGAAACAGGTAATGCAGCAGCAGGAGCTTCAACAGTTCAAATGAATTTACCATCAGAAGGTATTAAATTTGGTACAAGTATACAAGTTTCATCTTCACTTGTTGGCGCTAATGTAGCAACTATTAATGGTGTAACAGCATTTTATGCGTAAGGGAGAACTATGGCATTATCAGGAACTTCCACTTTTACTTTAACAGTAAATGATGTAATACAAGAAGCCTATGATAGATTAGGAGGAGATCCTATTTTAGGTTATGATGTACGATCAGCTAGACGTAGTTTAAATATTATGTTTAGTGATTGGGCTAATCGTGGTTATAATCAATGGACTGTAGAATATAAAACTCAAGCTGTAACTCAAGGTACTACTGATTATAATTTAGATAGTGATACTGTAGATATTATAAATGCTAATATTCAATTAAGTGATGGCACAGAATATGCAATGACACGTTTAGGTCTTAATGATTATGCTGTTATTTCAAATAAAACTACTGAATCTAGACCTACTCAATATTATTTGCAAAGATTAATTACTCCTATTTTAAAAGTTTATCCTGCACCTGATCAATCTTATACAATTACATATTATCGAATGAGAAGAATTGAAGATATAACAGCTTCAACTGTAAGTGGAGTAGAACAAAATGTTGATGTACCTTTTAGAGCTTTTGAATGTATGTGCGCAGGACTTGCTTATTATCTTTCTAAAAAAAGACCGGGTATACCTGGTGCAACTCAAGAAGTTTTACGAATAGATTATGAACAAGCTTTTGAAAGATTAATAGCAGGAGATGATACTCCTTCTACTAGAATTTTACCAGCAACAGCTAATAGATTTTATCAATAATGCCAAGAATTCCTGCTTCTACAAGACCACATAGAGCACCTTCAAATAAATTTGCAGGTGGAAAATATGCTTATGCAATTTCTGATAGATCAGGATTAAAATTTCCTTATCAAGAAATGTTATATGAATGGACAGGTATGTTAGTTCATACTTCAGAGTGGGAACCTAAACAACCACAATTAGATTTAACATATTTTACTGATGCAACCGCTTTACAAAATGCAAGACTTCAAGCTAATATTTCTGCTACTAAAGCAGCACGAACTGGAGGAGGAGTTGCAGGTTCTTCTACTGGTGGAGTTCCTAATCAATTTACTGCAATTCCTGGTTATGAAAATACATCAGGTCAACCTTTATATGTAGGAGTAGCTACTTTACCAACAACTTGGTATACAGCTAACACAAATTTGTTACAAACTGCACTCGGAAATGTTACAGTTGTAATATTATGAGTGAAAAAAAAATTGGTGTTATGGTCGCAACACCTTGTTATGGCGGTCT